GAGAAAAATCTATGTTCCAACTGCTGGCATTATTATTGGTTACACGAAAGTTTACAGTTTCTGATTGATTTTGAGCTACGTTAAACGTATAACTGCCACCCCGTACCAAAGTAATCGCTGGATTATCTCCATTAATTCCTGAAAATGTATATACTCCATTAGCTCTAGTAACTGTAAAGCTGTCTGTGAAAGGAACATCTGTAGCCGACACATCCACAGCTAACGGGCCTCCAGGCAACCAATAGTACTGAGCGTAGTTTACAAACTTGTCAAAATCAACAAATGGGTCCCATGTATAGTAGTCGCTAGTGTAAAGTCTATCGGCATTATCGGTAAATGCACCTTGTAATTGCAGAGCATCATTGATACCAGGATAGGTTATTGCATCTACAACCGTACGGCTGTCTGCTGGATTAATTTGTACTACTCCGGGTTCTAATTGGTAGTCAGTTCGAGTTTTTGTGGGCTCAACTACATATTTGTCATTGGCGTTGACCCCAGGGCCAACTCTGCGGCCAATAAATCCTTGTGTTTGAGTGTATTCTGGATTCTGGATCAGTTGATCCAGAGTGGCTGCCAGGAATTGTTTATTAACCGGAGTTTGAAATATTTCTGGCAGGAACTCTACACTGCGAACTTGCTTCATTAAATTACTCCACTGCCTGGAGCAGTCTGTAGATTAGTGCTGGTCAAGGCAGTGATGACTTCGATATCGTTTACTGTGGCCCCATTAACAAAAATTTGATTAGGGGCTGATCTAATTTCATACAAGTCGCCAAAGCTCTTTTGTGGGCTTAAAGGTACAAGAACTACACTACTAACAACGTCAGCAATGTTCTGATGGATGTAGGCCGCAAGTTCGCTGAAGTAAAAAGTATCACCAAAATTCCAAGTGTCAAGATTAAAATAAGCATTCATATTAGACACTACTAAATTTTTAATAGTACTGGTACTGGCAGTACTACCATATGCTCGGATAACTTTAATTGTGGCCCTTAATGCAGGTTCGGCTTTTTGTCCAAACAGGGGTTGAAAATCTACATTGTTGAGAATCATATTGTCAGATATCATTTTGTAGTTTTGTAGGCCCTGATAAGCAGTATTCAACTCATCAATGGTTGGGGGTGTTGGTTCTACCACTGTACCGGTAGTATCTTGTAACCAATTAATATAGTCAGTGTGATAAGCATTGGTAACCACATACACATCAATAATATTTGTAGATCCCGGATCAATTCTGCTGGTCAGCGGACTGTTGTGACGATACTGGAAGTATAAATCTTGACGACCCACACGAGCAATATAGTTGTAAGTTAAAGTCAACATAGGATTGCCTAGGCTGTCTACTCCCAGGATGTAAAATGTTCCAGCACTGTAGTCAATGGGGGTGGTGCCGGTAGGATTGTAAGCATAAAATACTTGGCCAACTATGTACTGTGTTTGCACGGCTTGTATGTCTGCCAAGGTTGCATAATCGCTATTGACTATGCCAGCTTCAATTAATAGATAACGTTGTAGGTTATCAAAGTCCACCGTGGCTTGGAAGAACACTAATTTTTGAGTTGCATCAACTCCTGGTGCTACAATTTCGTCAAAGAAATCTGGATTAACCGGCGCCGCATCTCCACCAGTTTGATCAAAACTAACTACAACTTGAAAATCGTCTACAAGTCCGTCGCTGAGCACAGGTTGATCAATAATGGTCAATACATTGTCTGACCCCATCGGAGTAGAATTGTCTGGTTGGCTATTGACCTTGAGTACATTGATGTAGTCTCGGATTACTGTGCCGGTTCTACTGTCGTAGATAGGATCGCTGGTATAAAAGAAAAATCTAGTCTGGAGCACACTGCCAAAATAATATTCTAATGATCTCGAAACCACAGTATAGGTACCGCCGCTGTAGGTTGCTTGTATTAACCAACTGGCATCAAGATTTGTGCCTGATGTATTCTGTGCATACGCTTGACTCCATGTTGCATCTACGGCAAGATTGCTAGAGGTGATCACATACCAAGTATCGGTAAGATTATTGTAGCCTAGGCCAAAGTTTTGATTCAAGGCAATTTGCCCAACTACAGTTTGTTGTACACTGGTAGGAATATCTGTGATAAACACAGGAATCACTTGAATAGGGATCGCTCCTGTGGGTACAAAATTATTCAATACTACTGGGCCGACACCCGATGGTAAATTGCCCAAACCTTGTGCTGTGCCTGCTAGATATACTGCTGTAGGACTGGCCCAAATTGTAAGTTTTTCGTCTGGCTTTGTAGGTGTTCCGACTACTAGTTGATTAGTAGCGGTAAAATAATATCCAGCAGGAGCTGCAAACTTAACTAGGCTTCCTTGAGTGATGTACTTGGCACTATTGCTGGCAAAGGTACCAATAGGTACCGGATTGCCTAGGTCATTTTGAAAATAGCCTGTGGTTTCGTTAGTAATAGACGTGCTTTGATGCCAGGTGTAATTCAACACCGCTAGATCAGGGCGGGGAAAATTAGCATAGTAAAATTGTTGTAGGCCTGCTCTAAGTGCTAATGGATTGATCTGGTTAACTACAGCATCGCTAATGTCATTGCTTGTCAGCCAGCTGAATTGAAAAGTGTACAGATTGTTAGATTCGTACAAGGCGCCATCGCTAGCAAATATGTTGGTGCTAGAATATTTTCCTGTACCATCTACTAGGTCAAGATAGCGGCTGGTGCCAATGCTGGCACGATTTAGTGCTGTACTTTTTAAGATACTGTTGTATTGTGTAAACGGAAAGTTTGTGTAATCTTCGCCGTTGACCATACGATTTTGTGTGTAGTAGCGGGCCGGTGCACGTTGCTTGATCTCTTGAATAGTTTCACGTGCCTGGGCATTGGTCACCGGCTCGGTGATGCCACAAGTAAATGTTAATGTTTCAATCTGTCCGGTACGGCTTACATAGCTGATAGGAACACTAACACTTTGCATTTCTACTGGATTGATAATATATTGTAGACCGTTGCTGGCACGCACATAGGTACGGAAAGTGCCAACAGGAATTGTACTGAATATGCCGTCACCAAAGTTTAAAGTAATCTGATCATTGGTCCTACTGCTCACACTGTAGATATCTCTGGTGCCCGGTGCTAGTTGTTCCACTGCAGCCGCGTACACGCTTTGGACTTGTTCCCAGAAGCCTGCAACATTACCCAGATTGTCTAGTTGATATAACCAAATATCAGTATTATTGATGCCTTCAATATTAATACCTACTGCACGATTTTCAATGCGCTCGGGCAAGTTGAAGTCTTGATTTTGTAGGACCCCTTGTTTGAATAAAAAGAAAAATCCTGTATTGTTGCTAAGATATCCTTGTTGGTCATTGCGGAACAGCATGTTGAACCGTCCGTTGGGCAAAGGTGGCGGTTCATACACAAAGTTTGCACCAGCTGACGTAGCATTGACCACTTCAAATGGCATGTTAACTGTGTCTACGGTCGCAGTGTATGGAATTACTGGCAAGAATCCAGGAACTAGATTAATGGTATACTCCTGTGTGTCTACTCCCAGGATTGTTTGTCGACTTCCTGGATTGCCAAATTTTTGTGCATTGGTCAGGCTGGCATTGATGATTGTAGTAAACTGCTCTTGCCAATCAAGGTTAGTAGGATCTGCCCAGTTAATGGTAAGGTTAGCCAGGTTAACGCCGTTGTAATCAGTAAGGTTTTCTGTTGTTGAAACACTAAACACCTTAAGATAACCCGATGCTTCTGTGTTGCGTTTGGCTGTGTAGCTGACTAAATTTGCAAGTCTAACAACACTGTCTCTACGTTCTGCTGTGTCTAGGTAATTTTCTCTGGTGTTTAGGTCTGTGCGAAATGCTAGACTTTGACCCATGAATGCCATAACATCAAGCAACGCAATGAACTCACTTGATTCAATGTAATCGTTAAATGTTTCTGGATAATACAGGCGCAAATAATCTACAAAACTTTTGCGTAAGGTTTCAAAATCGTAGCTTTGAAAATTGGCTTCGCGGTAGGTTTGATAGATTCGTTTCCAATCTTCAACACCAAATATCACAGTTTGTCTAGAGGTTGAGGCCATATATATTTCCAGTTCTAATATTTAGCTTTGTAATAAACTGGGTAGTTAAACGTAGGTGGCCGTGCGTTGTTGTTGGTTAAAAAATAGACTTAATTGTTGTGCTTGAGTGCTAGGCACTACTGCTATTCCTAGTTGTATTAACATGCCATTTTGTTGTGGAAATACCTGTATACCGCTGATAAACACCCTAGGATCTCCAGCGCATACTCGTTGTATTTCTGCGTAGATTGCCGCTTCTGTTTCAGGAGTTTGATTTTCAAACAAGTAGTTCCAGAGTACTGTGCCATAGCCAGGACGACCAACCAGCGCACCTTGTCTAATATTAAAGGCATTAAGCAGATCAATTTTAATAAGGTCAAAATCTACGGCTGTAAATTTTTTATTTTGACCTATAGTGTTAAATCCAATAAATGTGGGCATCTTGTATTTACTCTTTTAAACTACCTGATTTGCAGAGGGTTTGGCGCCGGTCAGTAAATTGTTGGCTTGGCCTTGTGCTTGATTTGCTAGTCCTTGTGCCTGAGTGGCAGCTCCTTGTGATTGCCCAATTAATGTTGCGCCTTGTCCTTGCAGATTTTTTAACAAACCCTGCGCCTTGCTGATATCAAGTGCGGCAGCAATGCTAGCCGAATCTGGTACTCCAAAACTTGGTGTGGGTATTTTACTACTACCAAATATTTTAGTCATGGCCACATCTACGCTGGCACGATTTACTGTGTTGGCAAATCCAGCGGCTTTTTGCACGTTTGATACAAGACTATCGCCCTGGGCAATTAACGAATTAAATTGTCCTTGTGCTTGACCAATTAACGCATTGACCTGTCCTTGTGCTTGACCAATCAAGGCTTTGGCTTGTCCAGCCACTTGTCCTTGTATTTGCCCTGCCAGTGCTGAGGCCGACCCACCCAACTTATCAGCTAAATTTCCAACATTAATGTTTGACAAACTAAGATTGGACACATTGAGATTTGATAAACTTTTCAAACCCCCAACCAATGTGCTAGATGCTGTG